TTAAAAGAGTTACCAAAAACAGCAAATCAAAATATTAAGAACGCTTTATTTGTAGGTTCAACAGCTGAATTACAAAAGATGTTAAAAAATGAAAGTTCTAAAGTCAAAGACATCACACCCAAAAAAGACGATACTGAAGATAAGTGATTTAGATTATAATTCGTATTATGAAAAATACGATCCTAAATTAACTGATGGTGTTGAAGATATAAAAGATATTATGGAAAATCCAATCATAGTTTTTAAACATAAAGTAAATACTACTCCACGATTTGGAGCATTAGGTGTACGATATAAAGAAAAACTATATAGTGTTGAAAAAGGTAATCAAAGAGTTACACAAGCGAAAAGACTTGGGTATACTCACATAGAGGCAGTTGTAAATGAGTAACACAGATGCATATTTAGGAAACCCTAATCTAAAAAAAGTAAACACACCTGTTGAGTTTACAGAAGAACAGATAGTCGAATATCAAAAGTGTAGTGGTGATCCGTTATACTTTATGGAAAATTATGTTCGTATTGTTTCGTTAGATGAAGGTCTTGTACCTTTTAAAATGTACGGGTTTCAAAAAAAGATTGTACAAACCATACACGATAATAGATTTACAATTTGTAAACTACCTAGACAATCAGGTAAATCAACAACAACAATTTCATATCTTTTACATTATGCTTTATTTAATCCAAATTCAAATATCGCTATACTTGCGAACAAAAGTTCTACTGCAAGAGATATATTAGGAAGACTACAACTTGCATATGAAAACTTACCAAAGTGGTTACAACAAGGTATCATCAATTGGAACAAAGGTAATATAGAGTTAGAAAATAAATCTACCATAGTCGCAGCGGCTACTTCAAGTTCAGCCATTCGAGGAGGTTCATTTAATATTATCTTCTTGGACGAGTTTGCTTTCGTACCTGCGAATATCGCAGAAATGTTTTTTAGTTCAGTTTATCCTACAATATCATCTGGTAAAAATACAAAGATGATTATAGTATCTACACCTCACGGTATGAATCAATATTACAAATTATGGATTGATGCTATTAATAAAAGAAATGATTATGTTCCAATTGAAGTACATTGGTCAGAAGTTCCAGGACGTGATGAAAAATGGAAAGAGATGACTATAAGAAACACAAGTGAAGAACAATTCCAACAAGAGTTTGAGTGTGAGTTTTTAGGTTCTGTTGATACATTAATATCACCAGCGAAAATTAAAAACACTCCATACTTTGATCCAATACAATCTAAAAATGGATTAAAGATGTTTAAGAAACCTGTCAAAGGAAATATGTACGTATGTTGTGTTGACGTGGCGAGAGGAACAAACAAAGATTATTCAGCGTTTACAATCATAGACGTTACAAAAGATGAAAGTCGAAAGATACCTTACGAAGTAGTTTGTACTTACAAAAACAATGAAGTCAAACCATTTGTTTTTCCAAATATTGTATCTCAAACAGCCAAGGCGTATAATGAAGCGCATACACTTATTGAAGTCAATGACTTAGGTCAATCCATTGCTGAGGCGATGCACTTTGAGTTAGAATATCCAAATATCTTAATGACAACTCAAAAGGGTAGAGCGGGTCAAATACTAGGGGCGATGTTCTCTGGTCGAGGAACTTCACTAGGGGTTCGTATGACAAAACAGATAAAAAAGGTCGGTTGTGCGAATTTTAAGACGCTTATGGAGGGTGATAAACTACAAGTTAATGATTTTAGTATCATTGAAGAAATATCGACATTTTCACGTAGAGGAAATAGTTGGATGGCAGAAGAAGGTACAAATGATGACTTGGTTATGTGTTTAGTCATATTTGGATGGCTATCTAATCAACCCTATTTCAAAGAGTTATCGGATTCAAATATACGAAATCAGATGTATATGGAACAACAAAATCTAATTGAACAAGATATGGCACCGTTTGGGTTTGTAGATGACGGTATCAATAGTGACCCTATGAATGAAGAAACTGTAGATGAGTATGGAACTCGTTGGTTTCCTGTAGTGCGAAAGGGTCAATAGTACAATTTTGGGTTATTATAAATATCAATAACTGATAAAGTTTGACTATGGGCGTAAGAAAACTTACGAGATTTGAAAAATTAAAAATGTTAATTAGCTAATTAAGAGGAGAAACAACCTATGGCATTTCAAGTATCACCAGGTGTTCTCGTACAGGAAAAAGATTTAAGTAGAATTATTCCTGCGGTATCAACATCAATCGGAGCCTTTGCGGGTCAATTCGCAAAAGGACCAGTTGACGAAATCGTAGCAATTTCTAGTGAACAAGAATTAGTAGATACGTTTGGAAAACCAGACTCAAATAACTTTGAGTATTTTTTCAGCGCTGCGAACTTCTTACAATACTCTAACGCTTTAAGAGTAGTACGAGCTACCCAAACATCATTGACGAATGCAAACGCAGGAGGATCATCTGTGTTGGTAAAAAATAATGATGACTATGAAAATAACTATGCTTCTGGACAAGGAAACGTTGGAACGTTTGCTGCTAGAACAGCTGGAACTTGGGGTAACAATTTACTTGTTGCAACTTGTCCATCTGCTAACGCATATCAACAAACATTAACAACATCACAACAAGTAGATGACGCTTCAATAGCTGTCGGAGACACTTCTGTAAGTGTTGATTCAGATGCTACAACTTACTTAAACGTAGGTGATATTATCGAGTTTTCAACTACAGGAGCTGGAACTGACTTTGATGACGGCGATCAATATAGAGTAACTACTGTTGCTTCAACATCTATTTCATTTGTACAACACCCTAGAGGTGCTGGCGGATTAAAAAGAGCTGTTGCTGATGATGCAAGAATAAAAAGAAGATGGAGATATTATGACGCTGTTGATGGCGCTCCAGGAACATCAACTTGGACTTCAACAAGATCAGGTTCAGGTGATGAAATCCACGTAGTCGTAGTTGACGAAGACGGTGGAATATCTGGTACACCAGGCGAAGTAATTGAATCATTTTCTAAATTATCAAAAGCGGCTGACGCAAAAACTCCACAAGGAGACACTAACTACTATCCAACTGTAATTAAAAACAAATCAAATTACATTTACTGGATGGATCACCAAACATCAGATAACACAGGTTGGGGTTCAAACGCAAGCGGAACATCTTTTGCTGCTGCTGCAACTCCTATTTCTGTATCATTATCTGGTGGTGCTGACGGTTCAACTGTAACTGATGGTCAACTAAAATCGGCGTATGAGAAATTCCAAGACGCTGAAACTGTTGACGTAGGTTTAATCATTGCTGGTCCTAGCGGAAGTTCAACTCACGTTGACAACTTAATCACAATTGCTGAAAATAGAAAAGACGCAATCGTGTTCGCTTCACCACAAAGAGCAGACGTAGTTAATATCACTAACTCAAATACACAAACAACTAACGTTATTGATTTCTTTGATAACATTAGATCATCAAGTTATGTTGTGTTTGATAGTGGTTACAAATATTGTTACGATAGATATTCTGACGTATACAGATTTGTTCCATTAAATGGTGATGTTGCGGGTCTAGCGGCTAGAACAGACTTAATTGCTGACGCATGGTACTCACCTGCTGGTTTCAACAGAGGTATCGTAAGAGGAGCAGTTAAACTAGCTTACAATCCAACTAAAGCACAAAGAGATCAACTATATCCAAAGAGAGTTAACCCAGTGGCTACTTTCCCAGGACAAGGTACAATTCTTTTTGGTGACAAAACTGGATTAAGCTCACCATCTGCGTTTGACAGAATCAATGTAAGAAGATTGTTTATCGTTTTAGAAAAAGCAATTTCTACAGCTTCTAAATTCCAACTTTTTGAGTTCAATGATGAATTTACAAGAGCGAACTTTAGAAACATTGTAGAGCCTTTCTTACGTGAAGTTCAAGGTAGACGTGGTATCACAGACTTTTTAGTAGTATGTGATGAAACTAACAACACAGGCGAAGTAATTGATAGAAATGAATTTATTGCTGAGATTTTTGTTAAACCAACAAG